ACCGAGAAGTTTGGCATGGGCATCATTGAAGGTGTTCCAGAATTCGTAGTCATCGCGGCGGTTGGTCGGATCAATGCGCGGAAGATGGACGTGAATGGAACGATCTACTAGATCACCACGCTCCACTACGTCAGGGATGCCGTTCATGGCGACGGGACGGCACACACGGACAGCAGACTCTTCGGCGTTAGTGTAAAGTGCGCGGCCACCTTGGGCGCCCGTGCCCGTGCTAATGACGCAAAGGGCGTCGGACATTTTGTTGGAAATGAAGGATACGTTATCGAAGGCAAGGCAGAAAGAGTTGCGGACCATGGCTTGTAGGTCGCGCTTATCTTCAGGCGGCGTGCGCATATCGAGTGCGTGTGGGTCAATGATACGGCGCAGGAGGCGCAGGATGGTGGACTTGCCGCTGCCCTGTTCACCGCTGAGTGTGAGGACTGGGTAGGGGCCTTCGGGCCGGAAGCAGCCGAGAAGCCACGCGATCATAAGCGTCAACTGGTCATCGTCTACGTCGATAAATTGCTTCAGAAGCGGAACGAGTTCGGATGGCGAAGTGTTTAGGTCCGGTTCCACCAACGGTAGCATGCCCGCCCCACGAAGTAGGCGCACGTGAGTAGGACCACCAGGGACAAGCCTAATACCGTTTCGGTCAATACACCATGCGTCATTGTGATCATTGCCTGTATCAATGTAGAGTTCTCCTACTGAGCCACCGACTCGAATGAAGTCCTTAATCTTCTTGCCGGTTGTGTTGACCCAATGCGAGAAGTAGGTTTGTGCGGAGTTGAGGTAATCGCCGCCCGGCACGAAGCCGAAGGATTCTACGCAAAGTGCGGAGAACCAGCCACGGAAGTCGCAGTTGCCTGACGGAAAGACGGCCATGGTGCGACGGATGTTGTTGGATGTGTAGTCTACAAAGAGCCGACCGTCCTCGGTGGTCCACGGGGTGAGAAGGTCTTTGGCTGCATCGAAAATCTCGACGCGGTTTGGCTTGTTGGACATGGTGAGAGTCTATGCCCCCTGCCGCGAAAATTCAACAAAAACCCTCACCTTCCTCACCACTGGTGCTACGGTGTAACGAGAAATGTTTTTTCGACGCCGGCAGACCAACCGCTTACGCTGACATAGGTATCTGTGGTCGTCCAATTAAATCCGTCAGATGACCACTGAATTTCCAGATTTTTTGGGTAGTCCAATAAATCGCCAGCAGAACCATCGGCTCGGTATCGGCATTGAACTACAGACGGCATGACAGTCACCCACACATAACCGTAATACCAGGGCTGCCCAGAACTATGCTATGAATGGCAGATCAAACAAGAGCGCAGCAATGCGTGCGGCCGGCTACCAATACAACGACCGCCTCGGCATGCTGGAGGCGGCCAACCGAAATCTCAAGACTCCATATATGGAGGAACTAATTTCTGCATTCGAACTAGAGGAGAAAGCCAGGATGGGTCTACGAGTTGAAGATGTTGCGACATACTTCGCAAAGATTGCCGACACTGCCATGGAAAGTGGCGACTTCACAAACGCCAACCGGGCCATGGAAAACTACGGTAAGTTCCTCGGAATGTTCGTCGAGCGCAAGGAAGTCACGCACAAGACGATCCACAACAAGGACGAACTTGACGCCCGCATTAGGGAGTTGCAGATGGTAATTTCTGAAGAACGCGATACCATCGCAAAGAAACTTGCAATTAACTGAGGACCGCCCGAACCTCGATACGCTCAAACTAGAACTTATCGAGGCTCTCCACCAAAAAGCAATCATCGAGGCGCAAACCAACTTTTACACATTCGTAAAGTTGCTTGCGCCTCTCATGCTTGACGGCAATGACTACCGCGATGGCCGTCACATCGAAGCCATTGCCGCAACTCTTGAGGATATCCACGCATGAAAACGCTATGCATCACAGAATCAGGCAACCGCAAGACCGGAAGAATCCCGACCACCTACGCCGAGCCGGACACATGCCCGCCATCATGCCCGCATTACCGCACCGACTGCTATGCAGAGGATTTTTATACGCGCCTAGCTTGGAACCGCGCCGCAAAAGATGGCAAATCTTTGCCGGATTTGGTGGCATTCATTGAAAAAATGCCAGCCGGTCAACTATGGCGCCACGCCGTCGCCGGTGACCTATGGGGCAAAGGTGAAAGCGTAGACGCCGCCGCACTGGGTGAGGTGGTGCGCGCCAATATTGGGAAGCGCGGGTTTACCTACACGCACAAGAAAACGCCCGAGGCTTTGAAGTGGATAGCCCACGCCAATCAGTGGGGTTTTACGATTAACCTAAGCGCCGACGATGCCGGTGAAGCCGATAAGCTCGCCGCCCTAAATATCGCGCCGGTGGTGTGTATCGTGCCAATGGACACGCCCGAAAAGTCAACCACACCCGAAGGACGCCAAATTACTATTTGCCCCGCGCAAACAAAACAATATATGACTTGTGCAGTCTGTCAGTTATGCCAAAAGGCAGACCGCCGCGCAATTGTGGGCTTTCGTGCCCATGGCACCCGCGCCAAACAAACCGACCAACGCGCCCGCCGCGTCATACCCATTGCAAAGGCTTAAACCATGCACACACCCGAGCAAAAACGCAAAATCGCGCAGTTTATGCAAAACCGGCGCCGCCAATTAAAAGCACTCGAGCCGAGACGCTACCCGAAAACATTCATTAACACGAAGATTTATATTGACGATTACAACCAACTAAACCGCAACAGTTACCGCAAAACAATCACGCTTGAATATTCATTTTGAAAGGTTAACCAATGACGCCCAACACTTGCCCACAATGCCCCCATGGTGCCGGTTTCAAATGCCGCAAATGCTGGGGCTCCCAATACCGCAACAAATAAAAGGTTAACCAATGAACACCGCCCAAACAATCCAAGCCGAAGACGCCGCCGCAGAGTATGCGATGCGCCTACAACTACGCGCCGCGCTATTTGAAGCGCTGGCACTTCTAGAAAACCCAGACGCCGAACCGGAAGACGCCGACCATGTAACCGCCCTAATTATTCAAACCTTAGAGGAGACCGCACCATGACCGCCGACACCATAGACGCACACACCGCCGAAGCCCTAGACCTAGACCCGAACCTAGACCCCGACACCGCCGAAAGTGTCGGAAGATACCTAAAGCAATCCCGCAGCCGGTATCAGTCCAATTATTGGCGCGCCGGTGGGCGCGAGTATTACCGCAACAAATCCGGCACTTGTGAAGATGCGCCGTGTTGTGGGTGTTGTAACGCATGACGACCGACCAAGCCCGCGCCATTATTGGCAACCTCGCAAGCTGGGAAATGCGCGCCATTGTGCGCGCTTTATCCCGCCTGCAAATACTTAACACACCCGAAGAAAACCAGCGCCTAAAAGCCGCGCGCCTATTATTGAAAGCCAAACAATGAACGAAGACCAAACCCCAAACTACGCCAGCACTCCCGCCGAAATTGTCGAATACTACGATTCGCATTTAAATCTGACACTTCGCGAACTTTCAGACATGACAGGGAGAACAATTCCCTACTTGAAGGGCTTATTGTTGGCAGACGAACAACAAAACCACAGGGGCAACAAATGAAAACGCAACGCATAAAGAACACAAAAACCGGTGAAGTTGGGCTACTAATCAAACACTGTAAAAAGACTGTAAAGGTTTTGACGCTACACCAAACGATTAAAAACGCCCACGCAATCAAATACTGGCGCGTTAATTACTGGCGCGATATTGAATCAATTTGAAGGGCAACCAATGAAACACACCGAACACGAATACATAACCGCTGGCTACAAATATGAAACCGGCAAAGCACAAGCCGACACCATACGCGCCATGCTAGACGCCGAGCACCCGCACGACCGCCCCGAAGCCCGCCGCCTAATCGAGCAAGGGCGCGCCGAAGGGCGCCAAGTGTCGCGCAAGTGACTGACACGCCCGCCAACCGCAGGCATATTCCAAAATTCAAAAACCGAAAGGCAAAGCATGAAGCTATTCACAGTGACTGTGCGCGTGACCGCCGAACGCACGATTACCCTCGCCGCCGATAGTGTGGTGGAGGCGTCAGAGGCGGCTCAAGAATTATTTGACTCGTTAGAGGAGGCGGAATACATCGACAAAGAAACCACATTAGCGGAGGCACTAGCATGAAAATCGAACTCAAGAATATCAAACACGCGGAATTCGCAAGCGAAGAAACCCATTGCTTTCAGGCATCGGTTTACATTGATGGCAAGCGCGTTGGGACTGTCGAAAATGATGGGCGCGGTGGGTGCAACTTCTACCACCCTCCCAAGATAGAGGAGGCGATAAACGCTTACGCGAAAACATTGCCAGCAACCAAGTGGAAACTAAACGACCAAGAGATTGACCTACACCAAGACGCCGACATTTTGATTGCTGACTTGTTGGTGCAACACCTACACTCACGCGACCTCAAACGCGCATTGTCTAACCGCGTCCTATTCGTGGGGAAAGATGGGGCATTACGCGAGACAAAGACCATGCCTAAAGACAGGCTTGCGGGCTTGCTCACGCACCCCGATTTGCCGGCAAAGCTGGACTCGCACACTATCCTCAACTTCATGCCATTCACATTGGCACTTCAAACATACATCACCGCAGGGAAATTAGCATGAAATTATCTGAACAATTCGCGTTGAACCAATGGCTCACCGACTACCCCGAAGGGCTCACCTATGACGAAGTCATTGACCTAATGTTGGGTGACGAAGACGAATGGACACACGATCAAATTACTGTTTGGGAGACTGTCGAACACTTCACACTCAGGCAAGTAATTGAATTCATTGAAGACACACGCAAGCATTTTGCGGCAGTAACTAACGAGGAGAAATAATCATGGGCTTTTTTTCAAAGTGTTGCGCTAAAACTAATCTGCCGGTGGTGGTTTACGCCAAGGGCTATCCCGAGTTCAACAAAATCGTGGCACTCACGCCCGATGGCAGGGTGGTGGAGGGCTCATACGATGGCTACGGATGTGTGGGCGATGAAAACCTACGCGAAGACTACGCCGGCAAGTGGATATGGGATAAGGTCAAATTTGTTTTGAAAGACCATTACAACGGGGAGAAATACAACGAACTGCCCCGATCCAATGATGAGATGGCGCAGGGCTATTTCATGGCAAATGATTTTCTTGAATACTGCAAGAAGCATGGGGCATTCAAAAACCGCGCCGCCTATGTGCGGGCATTCAAAAAATACGCGAACTGGTGAACAACATGAAACCATGGCAAGAATACACGCCGCAAGGCATTGACGATCTAGCGGAGGAGGCGCTTGACGCCGCCGTTCGCCTGATCCAAGACCGCTTGGGTGTTGAGACCGGCGACCTCGCTGGCTTATTTTTCACAGGCTTGGCGAAGCACGACACGAAAGAATGGTTGCGCCGCTACATCAAAGCTGAACTTAGAAATGCGGAGGCAGAATGAGATTTATCAAAGCCAAAGAACGATGCCTGTTTTTTGATGGCGACACCGATACCGCCTTGAGGTTGGTTGATTCAATCCGCGAGGTTTACGGCAATCAAGGGGAGGATATGCCCAAGATGCTGAACGATTTTCTTTTCAATATCGAGGTGGCATTGCAGGATGCCGGCGTCCTTGATGAAGACTTTGAGGTGGCGTAATGAGCAACATGACTGAATCCATCTTTATCCTGACAGAGGAGGGCGAATTCGTGGGGGCATATACCACCCGAGAAAAAGCCCTGCTCGATGCCGCAGACCTACGCAACTGGCACATCATTGAGACAAGGCTACGCTAGTATTCATTACCTTGGTCAGGGACTGTGCCGCCTTGAATAGTCCCAGCCTTTGGTGCGCGTCGTTGAAGTCTTCACCCACCTTGTCACTCATCCAATACGGCCAGCCAATTTCCTTGGCCGTTCTTTCCCCTGTCCCACTCTCGTCATTGTCCGCAACGATCAGCCCTGTACCCTCAATTGTGGAGGCGATCTTCTTCATGTTGCCGGCCGAGAAACAAACGTGAATCGTGTAGCGCTTTTTCATATTCTTCAGCGCCTTACGGATTGACAGGCCTGTAGCGTATCCCTCGCAAAGAATGTGGAGGCCTTTGTTGTCAAAGCAAAACTCTGCTCCCGCCGTGCGCTGACCGTAGAGAAACTTCTTGGTGCCCTCGTTGTCGATGATCTGCAACCCGACCAAGTGACCATCCACCCGCATAGGAATGATGAGGAACTGCTTGCCGTCAAACGCCCAAATGTTTCCCTCCTCCTCGTCAAAGCCCTTGGCCTTCAAGTATTCGTGCTTGCCGAACTGACATTGCTTGAGGATAGTGGCGGCCTTGTCGGCTGCCTGCTTTTGCATGCGGAGGCGCTCCATCTCTGCTTCGTTCGCCAGCTTCTGGAAGTCACGCTTGGCACCCTCTGTTACCTTGTCGTCTTTCCATACTGACACCTCTGTGTCTAGTGCGTGGTTCTGTGCGAAGCCATGGTCACCCATCCACTTGACTGCACCGTTGCGCTTGCGCGGGTGATCCACTGTGGGGTAGCGGCGCCACACACCAAGTGGTGGAGGCGTGTTGATGACGATGCCCAAGGCTTGGCAGAAGTTTAGGAACTCCATTACTCTGCCTTAATCTGCTTGGGGCATACGCCATTCTTGAATAGTGGAGGCGCGATCAAAAGATATCTGACCTTGCCTGATGTGGGCGTCTGTGTGCGGCGGCAATCCATGCAGGGCGCCAGCCAAGCGTTGTCTTCCTCGTTAAGGTGGCGGGCACCGCGGCAGCGTGCAATATCTAGTGGTAACGTTTCCATCATGTGTTTTTCTCCTTGAGGATTTGCTCTGCCTTACGCAGTACCAAATCCCATGCTGGTTCATCAATACAAATTGCCATCTCGTCTACTGTCAGCCCAACCCATTCACGCTTTGGAGGGTGTAGCAATGGCTCGTTGGTAATGTGTTTGCGACCGTTAGCGTCAGTTACTATGCGAGTTGTCATGTGTTCTTCTCCTTGTTGGGCCATTGCGCCCAGATGACAGGGTTGCCGACCATCTCTTCGTTGCCGTCAATGCGCATCAAGAACTCATTCAACGACACTTGAGTGGGTGGTAGCTTCTTCAGCTCGTTGAACAGGAAGTACAAGTCAAGCATGCGTATCACAAGGATGCGTCTGCCCTCGCTGTCGTCGTAGATGGTTTCGTGCTGTTCGTTCTCAACGAACTTGCAGAACTCTTGGAACTTCATGTGTTCTTCTCCTTCAACAGTTTTGCGGTGGCCTCAATCCATTGATCCTGAGGCAAACTCCATATGTCAGCCTTATCTACTGGTGTCAGCCCAACCCATTCACGCTTTGCTTGTGTGTTGGCATGGCTGTATGGCGCATACTCAACTGCAATAACTTTGATCCTGCCGTCAGGCAAGCGCTTGATGATGCTGACGCAGGGAGTGTCGCCGACCTTACCCCAATCCACACCCCATGTAACAGACTCGTCTGCGCCTGTCACGCCTGTTGCCACCCTCTTTTGTTCGTCTTGCCAGTTCATAGTTTCATTCCTTTCTTCATCATCCTGATATAAGCACGCTTCTTCTTCTCAACAAACTTCACGACTTCGTCTGGCGGGGTGACCGGTGCATCGCTTAGATTGCGAGGCCAAACCCCAAACTTGTCCTTGTATGTGTGTGCCGCCCAGCCTGGAGACTTCCCCATGGCGTGAACGTACCATTGCAAGCCCGACCACCATGCCTGTTTGTTCTCGCGGCTCATGGTCTGCAGCTCTGACATCTCGCCCGGCACATCCTGCACAAGGCTACGCTTCTCCCGCACATAACCGCAATGCGCACAGGTGTCCATGTACTTGGGCATGTAGGCGTCACACTTGGGGCACTTGGCTTCCTTCTTTTCCTTCTCTGTCGGTTCCTTCTTTGGCTTCTCTTTGCCGTCGTCCAGCTCGTGCACGCCGTTCTCGTACACCTCTTCCCACTCCTCGCGGAAGCGCAGGTAATTGCCACTGTGGTCTAGCCAGAGAGCAAAGGTCTTGCCGTCAGGATCATCTTGGTTGGAGCGCATGACACGCCCCATCTGCTGGATATGGGAGGACAGAGACTTGCTGAACGGGCGCGCTGACACGCCTATCATCACGTCAGGCACGTCAAATCCCTTGGTCAATATGTCGGTGGCGATGAGGCCATGGATCTCTGTGTCGGGCTTGGCAAACTCGGCAATGACATCCTTCTTGAACTCGTCGTCATCGCGGTAGCTGATGGCAACAAAGTTGTAACCGGACTCTGCAAATTTGCGCGACAGGGCATTGCCATGGTCTACGCCCGAACAGAACACGATGGTCTTGCGGGGGCGCCCAAAGATTTCATGCGTCATCTTGATCCACTCAGCCACCACATCACCGGTGATCTGCATGCCACGCTTACTAGCCTCGGCCTGCGACCACTCGCCAGCAACCTTCTTTGCCCCGTCCATGTTGATTTCTTTGGCAATGAAGACACGCAGGGGCACAAGAACCTTCTGCTCCACCAAGTCCTTGGTTGTGATTGTGGAGACCACGTTCTCGTAAACCTTACCAAGCCCCTTCGTGAAAGGCGTGGCGGTGAGGCCAATGACTTTGACATCAGGGTTGTTCTTGATGAACTCGATGGTCTGCTCACGGGTTTGATGGCACTCGTCCACGATCAACAGGTTGAGGCCGGGGAATGAGCCGCGCTTCTCCAGCGTTTGGGCAGAGCACACTTGGATGTGTTCGTAGGGACGGAACCGCCAATGCCCTGACTGCATGACACCATGGTCGATGCTGTACTTCTCCAGCCGCTTGCTTGTCTGGTCGCACAGGACGATGCGGTC